GTCTCTTTCGCTTGCTCTTTTGCATTTGGTGAAAACAAGCTTATGGAAGGGTCAGCAAAAATTATATCCCTTATCGCCAGAGATGAAAATCAACATCTCGCCCTCACGCAAAATATATTAAATAACTGGAAGAAGGGTGATGATCCTGATATGGTAGAGATTTGTAAGGAAGAAGAAGAGTGGACATATAAGATGTTTGATTTATGTGTAAATGAAGAGAAGAAATGGGCGGATTATTTGTTTAAAGATGAAAGTATGATAGGATTAAATGATAGACTTCTTCATCAGTATGTTGAGTGGATTGCAAATCGTCGCCTTAGGTCTATCGGTTTGAAACCTCAGTATGATATTCCATTGAAAAATAATCCATTACCTTGGACTGAACATTGGATTTCGTCAAAAGGACTTCAAGTAGCACCACAAGAAACGGAGGTAGAAAGCTATGTCGTCGGAGGAATCAAACAAGATGTCAAAAAAGACACCTTCTCAGGATTCAAACTCTGAGGAAATAGAATGGGATATCGAAGATATGAAAAGAGCAATTTTAGATGCTGCCGATGATTATGACAAACTTATAGGGGGATAATGAAAAATAATCTTTATAATGGTATTAAGGAGCGTCTTTTTTATACATTAGGAAAACGTCCTGAAATTGCGACACCTCATGATTTTTATATGGCACTGAGTTATGCTGTAAGAGATCAGATGATGACTTATTGGTTGGATCTTCCTCGCCATCCGAAGAGAGAAGTAGCCTACCTTTCCGCCGAATTTTTAATTGGTCCACAACTTAATAATAATCTTATTGGTTTGGGTATAAGGGATGAGGCAGTTAAAGCATTGTCTGAATATGATTATTCATTAGAGCAAATATTAGATGTAGCAGAAGAACCTGGACTAGGTAATGGTGGATTAGGTCGCCTTGCAGCGTGTTATATGGAGTCCTTAGCCAGTCTTAAAGTACCTGCTACTGGTTATGGTATAAGATATAAGTATGGAATTTTTAAGCAGTTAATCAAAGATAATCAACAAATAGAAATCACTGATAATTGGTTACATGGAGAATGGCCATGGGAACTGTGTCAACCAGATGAGTCTGTCTTTGTAGGATTTGGTGGGAGAGTAGAAAATTATGTGTCAGATAGAGGTAATTATAGAGTAAGATGGGTTCCTGATGAACAAGTAGTGGCGGTTCCCTATGATGTATTACAGTTGGGATATAGAGTTAATTCTTGTAATAGATTAAGATTATGGAGAGCAGATGCTACGGAAACATTTGATTTTTATGCCTTTAATATTGGTGATTACTTGGGATCAGTAGAGCAGAGTGTATCTTCCGAGACTATCTCTAAGGTATTGTATCCTAATGATGGTACAGACCAAGGTAAGATACTAAGATTAAAGCAGCAACACTTCTTTGTAAGTGCTTCTTTACAGGATATGCTTAATAGTTTGGATAGAATGGAGGTTCCCATAGAGCAATTCTCTGAACATTGGCAAGTACAATTAAATGATACTCATCCTTCTATCGCAGTAGCAGAGTTGATGAGACTTCTGGTTGATGAACGGCATATAGAATGGGATCAGGCATGGGAAATAACACATCAATCTATTGCTTATACTAATCATACGCTTTTACCAGAAGCATTAGAGAAATGGGATCTTAAATTGTTTAAGACTCTTCTCCCTCGACACATGGAGATTATCTATGAGATTAATCGTCGGTTCTTACAGGTAGTAAGACTTCAATATCCCGGTGATGATTCTATGTTAGAGAAGATGTCTATCATTGATGAACATGGTAATAAGTCGGTGCGTATGGCCCACCTTGCTACTGTGGGTTCTCATCATGTTAATGGAGTTGCAGCATTACATTCTGAATTAGTTAAGACTCAATTGATGCCAGAATTCTATGATTTATGGCCACATAAGTTTACGAATGTAACTAATGGCGTTACTCCCAGAAGGTGGGTAGCATCCTGCAATCCAGCTCTTGCAGAAGTTCTTGATGAATATGTTGGAACAGAGTGGATTACTAATATGGATTCTCTTCACTTGTTAGAGAATAAATTTGATCCTTCTCTTGTAGATAAACTGGGTGAAGCAAAAGTACTTGGGAAGCATCATCTGGCTACCTATATCTTTGATAATTTGGGTATATCAGTAGATCCTTCTAGTATGTTTGATGTGCAGGTTAAAAGGATACATGAATATAAGAGACAACATCTTTTGGCTTTATGGATTGTTTATCAATATATTAGGATTAAGAATGGTGGAGATTACGTTCCACGTACTGTTATTTTTGGAGGTAAAGCAGCACCTGGATATTATATGGCAAAGATGATAATACAATTTATTTGCCATATAGCAGAGGTGGTTAATAATGATCCTGATATGGATGGTAAGTTAAGAGTAATTTTCTTACCAAATTATAGTGTGAAGTTAGGAGAGAAAGTATATCCTGCTGCTGATCTGTCAGAACAAATTTCTACTGCTGGTAAAGAAGCATCAGGTACAGGTAATATGAAGTTCCAGATGAATGGTGCTTTAACTATTGGAACTCTTGATGGTGCTAATGTAGAGATACGGGATTTGGTAGGAGAGGAAAACTTTTTCCTCTTTGGACATGATGAGAAAGGCATAGCAGAATTATGGCAGAAAGGATATGATCCAAAGAGTCATATGAGTTCTGAATTATGGGATGTAATAAACCTTATTAAGGGTGGACATTTTAGTCAAGGAGATAAAGAATACTTTAAACCTTTGGTAGATAATCTTATGAATCATGATCCTTTCTGTGTCTTTGCCGATTTTTCTGATTATCTTGATGCACAGGATAGAGTAAGTAGTGCATGGAGAGATCGGAAGATATGGAATAAGATGTCCTGCATTAACATCGCAAGATCAGGATTCTTCTCATCAGATCGTTCTATAAGAGAATATTGTAAAAATATATGGAAAATTTAAAATTTATTTTTGATATTGATGGGACATTAACTCCTAGTAGGAGAAAAATTGATCCTGATTTTCATGAGTACTTTCTTGATTTTGCTCATAAGAATGATGTTTATCTGGTTACAGGAAGTAATAGGGAGAAGACCATAGAACAGATAGGTGAGGGTCTGTTTAATGCCTCTCAGAGGGTATATAATTGTGCTGGTAATGATGTTTATGAAGGGGAGAAGAATGTTTATAGAACGCCATGGGAACTTCCTGATGAGGCACGGAGATTCTTACAAGATGAATTAGATTATAGTGTATTTCCCATTAAGACGGGTACTCATATAGAAAAGAGACCAGGATGTGTGAATTTTAGTATTTTGGGAAGGGGTGCTACCTTTGAAGAAAGAGATGTATATAAGAAATGGGATAAAGAAAGGGAGGAAAGAGTAGATATTGCTGGAAGATTTAATGACAGATTCCCCGATTTATATGCTTTTGTAGGTGGTGAGACAGGTGTGGATATATCTCTTAAAGGGGCTGATAAGAGTCAGATATTAAGAGATTTTAAGGAAGGGGATAATATACGTTTCTTTGGTGATAGAATGGATGAAAATGGAAATGATTATCCATTAGCCATTGCTATTGCCGAAAACCATATGGGATATGCATTTCAGGTAGATGGTTATAAAGACGTGTGGGAGATGTTAAAAAAGAAAACCCATGCATGACTTCCCAATAAAAATTATTGATAATTTTTTAGATCCAATAGATCTTAAGAAGGTTATAGGTGAGACTAGTTGTCAGGAATGGAAGATACAACAAACTGATATTAGAAAGAGTAATCATCTACCATTTCTAATCAGAGAGGTGTCTCATGATGAGTTTTTTAATTCTTATTTGTTTAATAAAGTTAAGGACGAGTTAGATGGTGATTATAAATTAGAAAGAGTATATTTTAATGGACAATGGTATGGAAGAGAGGGATCATTTCATCAGGATGGATGTGATTTAACTGCATTGTTGTATGTACAACACTATGAGTATGGGTGGGGTGGGTTTACTGAAATTATGACATCACCAAATTCACCAACCGTTATTCATCCTTTACAGAATAGATTAGTGATTTTTCCTGGAAGGATTATGCATAAGGGGTATTCATTTTCTTATCAGATTTGTCCTATGAGACTGAGTTTAGCATTTAAGATTCAAACTAAATAAGAATATGACTATAAAGATTGGAAAGTGGAAACCACCCCAAAGACCACAGTGGGTGAAGGAACTTATGAGAACCCCTGGACATATAAGGGTACAACTTTTACTACTGCTGATATTGACAATTTCTTCGGTTTCGTCTACTGTATTACTAATGTTCAAACAGGAAGGAAGTACATCGGGCGTAAGTATTTCTGGAAGTTTAGAACTCCGCGAGGTAAAAAAAGAAAAGTAAAATCTGAATCTGATTGGAAGAAGTATTATGGGTCTTGTCCGGAACTTAAAGAAGAGATTCAACGATTGGGCAGATCGTGTTTTAGCCGAGTTATCCTCAGCTTACATCACACAGCTGGCAAAACAAACTACGAAGAAACGAGACAGCTCTTTACAAACAACGTCCTCACTGAATCCCTTGACAACGGAACACCAAAGTACTACAATAGTAACATCCTCTCCCGGTACTTTAGAAAAGACTATTATGAAGGTGGACTCGACTGATGATATTGTTGCTCATATTCGTGAGTGGTCAATTGATAAAGTAGAGTCAGCACAATCCATTGGTAATAAAGATGCTATATATAAAGAGTTTGAAGAATGGATTGAGTTGGAAGATGAGAATGAATTAGAAATAATTTCATTAGAACCAGACGATTAATTAATGGGCATCGGAGACACCACCACCACCCGTCTCCGTGTAAGTCCCGCAAATTTTATAAGATGATATTAGTAACAGGCGGAGCAGGATTTATAGGCAGTAATTTTCTTCACTACCTTCATAAGGTAACTGATGATGAAGTTATTGTATTGGATAGTTTAACTTATGCTGCTAATGAAAAATATATTCCTGATCATTGTCATTTTATTTGGTGTGATATCAGAAATGAAGATCATGTAAATTATCTTTTTAATAAGTTTAAACCAAATAAAGTATTTCACTTTGCAGCAGAAAGTCACGTAGACAAGTCTATTACAAATTCTAATCCTTTTATTAGTACTAATATTAATGGAACGATTAATCTTTTAAATGCTAGTCTTCAAGTTAAGGTTGAGAAATTCCATCATATTTCTACCGATGAAGTTTACGGTTCTCTTGATTATGATGATGAAGAACTTTTTAAGGAAACAACTCCTTATGATCCTCGTAATCCTTACTCTGCTACTAAAGCAGCAGCAGAACATTTTGTAACCAGTTGGCATAATACTTATGGTCTTCCTTATCTTATCACTAGCTCTTCAAACAATTATGGTCCAGGACAACATGAGGAAAAATTAATTCCTAAGGTTGTTACCAATGCATTGAGGAATGAAATAACTTATATGCATGATGGGGGTGAACAAATAAGAGATTGGATACATGTAGATGATCATTGTGATGCTATTTGGACTTTAGATAAACACAATATTTTAAATGAGAAATTTAATATTGGTGGTGGATGTGAATTACAAAATATTCAGGTAACCAAAAAGATTTTAGATATATTAGATAAACCTAATAGTTTAATTGGTTTTTCTAATGAGAGACCTGGAGTAGATAAAAGGTATGGAACTGATTTTTCTAAACTTACACAGAGAACTGGATGGATTCCTACCATATCATTCGATAAAGGACTCCAAGAAACAGTGGAATTTTATAAATATTAGTGGTGAATAGAGATTTACAGGATGAAAAGAGATGTTAGTAGTACGATGCAGGAGTTGTAACAAAGAATTATCCAGCCATGAAACGCAATCTAAATGCTGTGGCTGTCCCAATATGACAACCGTTAAAGGAGATTCTATATCAGCGGTTGACTTAGACCAAGTAATAATGTTACAATCAGATAGTAAACCATCTAAAAGACAATCACTCTTTTCTCCACAAGAATTACAGTTTCAAGAAGAAAGACGTAAAAGAAAAGTTCGTAAATTAGATTTTGAGGTTAGATAAGTAAATCTCTATCCACTGTCGAATTCAGTTTCAACTATGGATAATTACAACACCGATGCTAAACTTTATGAAAATATGGTGAAGACAAAAAAGATTTATGAGGACACTGATAAGACCGATGATGAGGTTTATATCAGAGCATGTGAATATTTGTCTACGCATCGAAACCCTGAGGATATATACAATAAGGCTAGAGAACCTATGAAAATTGACATTAAAGATCCGCCAAATGGATTATCCTAATCCACAACAGTATTATAATAAAGAAGAAGTTGACGCAATGATTGCTGCGGCTGTTGCGGAGGCTCATGAGGCGGATAGGATATTGATGGCAAAGCATAATAAGACTGCTACTATCATTAGTATGATTTTGGGAGGTTTGTGTTTAGCCTTATTTGTAGATGGATTATTAAGATTGTTAGGTATCATCCCACCTTTTGCTGATATAGATATAAGTATAGTTGATAAGATTGTTGATAAGGTGGAAAGTGATGTAATACCATTAGTACAACAAGCAAAAGGATACATCCCAAGGATATGAATAGAGTATTTAAATATCTTAAAGAGATAAAAGATACTGCTAAATATATGCTACAAGGGTTACAAGTGACCTTTGATCATATGGGTAGACGACCTATAACGATCCAATATCCTTATGAGAAACTCATTCCTTCTGAACGTTACCGTGGTCGTATTCATTTCGAGCTTGATAAGTGCATTGCTTGTGAAGTATGCGTTAGAGTATGTCCAATAAATCTCCCAGTGGTCGATTGGGTATTTAACAAAGAAGCAAAGAAAAAGGAATTAAGAAACTATTCGATAGACTTTGGGGTTTGCATATTCTGTGGGAACTGTGTAGAATATTGCCCAACCAATTGTTTATCCATGACGGAGGAATATGAACTGGCTGCATTTGATCGGCACTCACTCAACTTTGATAATGTCGCTCTTGGACGACTGCCCACTAATGTTACAACTGATCCCTCAGTTAGGGCCATGCGTGAGTTGGCTTACTTACCAAAAGGGAAGATGGATCCCCACGAAGTACCAGCAGATGATCCCAGAGTCGGTATAGATTGGTTGATAGAAAAATGAGAACACAGAGTAAGGAAAATTATTATTATGTTTTCTGGACTCTGGCAATGATTGCTTTTATAGTCCCTCAGGTGTTTACTGCGTATGCTTATATGAATATTAAAAGTCTTCTTGAAAAACCTTTTAAGATAGAGATCGTACAACCTTCTAATTTAAAATTGAGGTTATAATGATTGATACATCTTGGGGATCAATTAGAATTGCTATTGCTATGGTACTTGGTGTAGTGTGGTTTTATTTGTTAAATGAAGAATTGAGAAGTAGGGATAAAGATGACTAATGGATGATTTATCTGCCCTTTTATTTGTAGTTGTATCCATATCTCTTTTGGCAGGTGCAGTGTGGTTAATAGTTAGTGCTGCTAATTCTAGACCAGTGAGAGATTTTAATGCAGGTCGCTTGACAGGTGAATGGAGTACTGAGGTAATAAAACCTGTTCATCCTGAAATGAAGGATGTGGAGCCGGGTACTAAATTATTAGGTGTTAATTTTGAGCAGAAAACTGAATGTGATTTGGAAGAATATAGAGATTTACAAGCAAGAATAGAAGCACTTAGATTAGAGTTGGAAGGAGAGGATGAAGAAGATGATGATGATGGTGGAGATGTGGTAATATCTAGAAAATGATCCTTGCAGACTTTCTTATAGTGATTTGCATACCTTTTGTAGTGACAACCCTTTACTTTGGGACAAAAGGAGGGTATTATAATACTGATAAATATCAGGGCGATGGTTGTGCTCACGACGTAAAACGATGATTAAACTAGTAGCGATTCCCGTACTGATGACAATAGGGGTAGTAATATCCGTACATCAACAACTGATGTTCTTGTCACCATTTTTTATATGTTAATTTATAGGAGCTTGATTGTGAAAGAAACTGAAAACTATGACCAACTTTTAGCTCGCTTTACTAAAAGAACCGAGCAATTAGAAGGTAAACAATTTCAACTTGCCGATTCTCATGAGGAATGGGTTAAGATTGATAAACAACTTCATTATCTTAGAGGATGTAAAGAAACTATTGAGTATCTCATGACAGGTAAACTTCCTAACGATGGTAATCATGATGGTATGGCACATCATAAACCTGTTTCCGTTGATTATAATGAGATAGAAAGTAGGTTAAAAAGACCAGTTCGTCATGGTAACTTAGATGCACTTGATAGATGATTGATTTTCTTCTCAACAACCATGAGTTTCTGGGTAATCATTCGATCCCAGAATTTTTAGTAGGATATATTTTTGGTGCAGCATTAATTATAGGTGCTCCAACAATATTTCTGCTCCTTGCTTTTACTAGTGCTTTGATGAAAACTAATGGTAAGATGGGTGGTTATAGAGAGTATGAAACTTATGGTCCGTCTTCTTGTAATGACGCACCACCATTTATTCTTCCCGATCCAACAAAAAAATGATTTTAGTTTTTATTATTATAGGAATTCTTTTTCTCCTCGTGGGAGGAGGTCTTTGGTTCACATTTGGACCAGGAGGTAAAGACGTTAGAGATCCAATAGCAGAACATGCTAGGATGCATGAACTTGGTATAGCTCATACTCATAAAGAGAAAGGTATTCAAAGACTATGACTTTCCTTATAGCAATAATGTCATTTGCAAATTTTGTATTCTATCCCCTTGTGATAGGTTCAATCATTGCAGTGATTATAGAGCAGATACTTAGAGCAAGAGGTAGTGAAGATGATCCTCAAGCCGTTAAGAATGTCATGATTTCTATGGGTATAAGAAAATATTTGATTAGACAAGCATGGCTTTTTAATATAATATGGTTTATAGGGTATGCTATACTCTTATTTGTATTGAGACCTGGCCAACAACCTATGCCTGATATGATTTGGCAAGGGTGACTATATAACAATGGTATTTAAATCACTATGAAAATTTTTCTTGACACTGCTGAAACAGATGTCGTTCGTAAACATTTTAAGACCGGATTAATTGACGGTCTCACCACCAATCCCACCCTTATTAGGAAAAGTGGGCATAAGCATGAGGAAGTTTATCAAGAACTAAAAGATATTGGTATTAAAGATATCAGTATGGAAGTCATTGGTAGTAAGGAAAATATGATCTCTGAAGGTAAGAGATTGCATAAGAAGTTTGGTAAGTGTGCAACTATTAAAGTTCCTTGTACTTCTGATGGTCTTGATGCATGTAGAGAACTTTCTTTGGAAGGTATTAAAGTTAATGTTACTTTGATATTTTCTGTCTCTCAGGCAATACTTTCTGCAAAGGCAGGTGCAAAATATGTTTCACCGTTTGTGGGAAGAGTAGATGACAATTCCTTTAACGGAGTGGAATTGATTGCAAAGATTTCTTCTTTATATCAGCAACAAATGGTTACAGGAACAGAAGTTCTTGCTGCGTCTTTACGTGATGTTCATAGTGTTGCTGATTGTTTTAGTGTAGGTGCTGACATTGTTACGATGCCACCAACTGTCTTTGAGAAGATGTATAATCATATTCTTACTGATAAAGGATTAGATCAGTTTGATAAGGATTATGCAGCAAGTATCTTATGACTACTATAACCATAGAGGAATATGCAAAAGATCCTGATAATGTTATTAAAAGAGTGGAAAAGGGGGAGAAGATCACAGTGACGGATGGAGATGTAAGTGCAGTTTTGGTTCCATCCGATGAATATATTCGTCTGCATACAACAGGAGGTAGTGCAGAAACATAATTGTCCACTTGACTTAGGCTACACGTTCCATTATAATCTTAAAGTCAACTAACCAAAGCAATGACGCTTACTTCAAAGTTTAAGAAAGACATAGGCATCCTTCGGGCTGCTGCTAATAAAGAAATTTTTCTAGATTTAAAAGATCCAAAACTTTATAAGAAGATTAAACGTTATTATCAAGATGAGATATCATATAATGATGAAGATCCAGAATCTGATTATAGTCTTATAATCGAATGTCTTAGACAAGATCTTGCGGAGGTATCATGAACATTATTATGGAACGGTATCCATACCGTTATGTGGAAGTAGGAACTCTGGAAAATGGTAAGCCAGATTTCCGTATTCAAAAAGAGGATTATTACACTAAGAGGTACAGAGATATGTACCTATGTGATAATGCAATGCAGATGACTACTGCTATTGAAGATTTTGAATATACTAAATGGTTAGATCCAGAAGGAGTTCCTTGTTATGTCAAGGATGAGCCATCTTAGCTCAGTCTGGTAGAGCAGGGCATTAGTAACGCTCAGGTCGTTGGTTCAAGTCCAATAGGTGGCATAAATAACTCAACAGTTCTATTTTATTAAAAAAAACAATGGCAAGGAAAAAGTCTGATAGCGGTTCATACATGTCCGCATATGATAATGAAGTTGAAGCAAAACTCAAAGCAATTGTAGGAGACATTGTTAAACTACAAGCAGAGATTGCTACACTGAAAGAGCATCAACATGAACCAGCAGCACCAGCTCCAGCAGGGGTTGTGGCAGGAGATCCAACTTCTGAGAGATTGGATAAAGTGGTTCAACAACTTAGAAAGCAGTTCCCAGGAAGTCCTGTATATAATACTATCTGAGTAACAGGAGGTTGACCTCAACCTCCTTTCTTTGTATAATAATGTGAAAGTGTAAGCTACATGAAAACTGCGTTAATAACGGGTGTGACCGGTCAAGATGGGTCATACCTTGCTGAATTTTTATTAGAAAAAGGATATCAAGTTCATGGTCTTAAAAGAAGGAGTTCTTCTTTTAATACTGATAGGGTAGATCATATTTTTGCTAAGAATAAAAACTTCTTTATGCACTATGGAGATCTGACTGACTCCTCAAATTTAGTTAATATTATTAATACTATAAGACCGGATGAGATTTATAATATTGCAGCACAAAGTCACGTAAAAGTTTCATTTGAGACACCAGAATACACTGCTAATGGAGATGCCGTGGGTGTTCTTCGTATTTTGGAAGCTATTAAAACTCTGGGATTGATTGGTAAGACTAAGTTTTATCAAGCTTCTTCATCAGAGATGTATGGATTAGTTCAGGAGAATCCACAGACAGAGAAGACTCCTTTCTATCCTCGTTCTCCTTATGGAGTAGCAAAACTTTATGGTCATTGGATCACCAAGAACTATCGTGAGTCCTATAATATTTTTGCTTGTTCAGGTATTCTTTTTAATCATGAGAGTCCTCGTAGAGGAGAGACCTTTGTAACTAGGAAGATTACTAGAATTATGGCAAGGATTCATCTTGGTATGATCAAGTGTTTATATCTTGGAAATCTGGATGCCAAACGGGATTGGGGACATGCTAAGGATTATGTAAGGGCAATGTGGATGATGCTCCAACAAGATAATGCTGATGACTATGTAATTGCCACTGAGAAGCAAATTACTGTTAGGGAATTTGTAGAGAAGACTGGTAAGGTCTTGGGTATGAATATCGTATGGGAAGGTTCTGGTTTAGAAGAGATTGGAATTGATACTAATACAGGTAATAAAGTAGTGGGAGTTAGTCCTAGGTACTTCCGTGATTCAGAAGTGGAGTCGTTGTTGGGTGATTCTACTAAGGCAAGGAAAGAATTGGGATGGAAGCCTGAGATTACAGTAGAGCAGATGATTGAAGAGATGGTGGAAAAGGATATTAAGATTGCTAAGAAAGAGCAATTATTAATTGATAATGGATATAGTAGTTACACCTATGAGGATTGAAGATAAGATCTATGTGGCAGGTCATAATGGTCTTTTAGGATCTGCTGTTGTTCGGAGATTAGGAGAAGAAGGATATAGAAACCTTATTCTTAAAACAAGTAGTGAAGTAGATTTAAGAGATTCTTCTCAGGTTAAAGATTTTTTTGAAAAAGAAAGACCTGATTATGTTTTTTTATGTGCTGCTTCATGTGGAGGAGTTCAATCTAATATTCATAATCCTGTTGGATATATACAGGACAATTTAGATATTCAAAGTAATGTTATTAAGAATGCTCATAATTATAAGGTAAAGAAACTTTTATTTGTAGGATCTGCTGCTACCTATCCCCAGGAATGCGATCAACCTATTAGGGAAGAATCATTATTTTCTAATTATTTGTCTCCTGCTAATGAATTTTATTGTATTGCAAAGATTGCAGGGATAAAATTATGTCAAGCCTATAAGAAAGAGTGTGGAGATAATTTTATTTCTGTTCAACCTAATAACATTTATGGTCCTAGGGATAAATTTAGTGAGTCTAAGGGACATGTAATGGCTGCTTTGATTACAAAGTTTCATAAAGCAAAGAAGACTCGGAGTTCTGAGGTAATTTGTTGGGGATCTGGAAATGCACGAAGAGAATTTATCTATGTTGAAGATCTGGCAGATGCATTATTATTTGTAATGAATAATTATAATGATAATGAACCTATTAATATTGGGGTAGGAGAGGATCATTCAATAAAAGAAGTGGCACAAATGATATCGGATGTGGTAGAATATGATGGTAAGATAGAATGGGATATTACCAAACCAGAAGGAGTATCAAAGAGATTATTAGACTCTTCAAAACTTTTTTCCATGGGATGGACCCCTACTTATGGGTTGTTGGAAGGTCTTACTTCCACTTATGATTATTACAAATTGGAGGTAAAGTAATGTATTGGCCATTAATGGAAGAAACCATTACCTTGAAGGACCGTTTAAAGATGGCAGCCTTTATTTTGACTAGTAGTAGACTTACTAATGGTCCTAAGGTTCGTCAATTAGAAGAGAAATGGTCAGAGTGGTTGGGTGTTAAGCATTCGTTGTATGTGTCTAGTGGTAGTACTGCTAATACATTACTAGTTTCTTCTATAAAGGAGCATTATGGGTTGAAAGATGGTGATAAAGTTCTTGTTCCTGCATGTACATGGGTCACTAATATCGCACCTGTTATTCAAGCAAATTTAGAACCTATTTTTTGTGATATTAATCTTGATAATTATTCATTCGATGAAGAAGAATTAAAATATATTGCAGAACAGCATCCAGATATTAAAGCAGTTTTTATTACTCATCTTATTGGTCTTTCATCGGATGTAGAAAAGGTTAAAGAGATCTTTCCTAATGCTCTTATTATGGAAGATGTGTGTGAATCACATGGGGTAGAAGGACCTAATGGGAAGAGAGGTAGAGATTCTGTTGGGTCTACTTTTAGTTTCTATTTTGGGCATCATATAACCACTATTGAGGGTGGTATGGTGTGTACTAATAATAGTGATCTATATCAGTTGATGCGTATGAAGAGAAGTCATGGTATGGCTCGTGAAGCCTCTCCTGAATTATTTAAAAAGTATTCTGCTGAGAATCCAGATGTTGATCCCGCATTTTTATTCATGACAGAAGGATTTAATCTTCGTAATCATGAGATATGTGCGGTTTTAGGTCTCTCCCAGATGAAGAAATTGGATAAAAATATTGCTATTCGTAGAGATAACTTTGCTCATTGGTGGGTGAAGGCTAAAGCATCTTTACATCAATATTACTGTCCTCAATTCCAAAAAGGAAATAGTAGTTTCTCCTTTCCTATCATTCCTCATGATGGAAGTTTAACTCCTATTCTTAAAGGTAAATTAAAGGAGGAGGGAATTGAATATCGTCCTATCATTAGTGGCAATCTTCTTCGCCACCCTGCATTTAATAAGTATAAGTTGTGTACAGAGAGGGAAAATCCTAATGTATGCACTCTTCATCGTAACGGATTGTATGTTGGTAACAGTCAGTTTGTTAATAAGAAGAAAGTGGATAGACTTATTGAAGTTATGGGTGTATAATATAAATATCAAGGCTTATTAAATTTTTCTGAGGTTAAATTAAAGATGGTAGAAAGACAAAAGACTGCTCTTGTATGTGGTGCTGGTGGATTCATCGGCAGTCATATGGTTAGGAGATTAAAGAAGGATGGATATTGGGTGCGGGGTGTGGATGTTAAGAGTCCTGAATATTCGGAGACAGCAGCAGATGAGTTTATTCTGGGTAATCTAACTGATCCTACACTTGTTGATCGAGTAGTTAGATTTGCTGGATATCAAGGAAACTTTTATCATTCTGTTCCAGAACAATATACAGAACCCTTTGATGAGATCTATCAGTTCGCTGCGGATATGGGTGGTGCTGGATTTGTCTTTTCTGGTGAAAATGATGCAGAGATTATGCATAACTCTGCTTGTGTGAATCTTAATATTCTTGAATCATTAAAGAAGTTGCAAGAAAGATATGGGGATGGATGGAATCAGATTCCAGTTGATAGGCAACGTCATACTAAGATATTTTATTCTAGTTCTGCTTGCATGTATCCTGAGTATGCTCAGATGGAGGTAGAGAATCCAGGATTAAAAGAATCTGATGCATATCCTGCTGGTCCTGATAGTGAATATGGTTGGGAGAAATTATTTTCTGAGAGAATCTATCTTGCCTATCATCGTAACCATGGAATTCCTATTCGTATTGCAAGGTATCATAATATATTTGGTCCTGATGGAACATGGAAAGGTGGTAGAGAAAAATCTCCTGCTGCAATGTGCCGTAAGGTAGCGGAACTTCCTGCTAGTGGTGGAGAGGTAGAGATTTGGGGTGATGGTGAGCAGACTCGTTCATTCTTATACATTGATGAGTGTATTGAAGCAACTCGTCGTTTAATGGATAGTGATTTTATGGGACCAGTTAATATTGGTTCAGAGGAAATGGTTACTATTAATGAACTTGCTGATACTGCTGCAAGAGTAGCGGGTAAACCCATCACTAAGGTACATGTAGATGGTCCTTTGGGGGTTCGTGGACGTAATTCTAATAATGATCTAGTTCGAGAGAAATTAGAATGGGATTATTCACAGACCTTGGAAGAAGGTATTCGTAAGACCTATGAATGGATCAATGCTCAGGTAAGTGCAGATAATGTAATGCATCATCCTGTTTGATTATGAAGGTTTGTTTTCATACTAAGGGTCATCTAGGGGATTTTATTATTACAATCCCCTTTCTTAATTTGGTGATTCAAAAGTATCCTGAGAATGAATATTATCAATATGTTCATGGGATGGAAGGGACTCGCTATCCTGATATTTTTCTTAAAGCAGTTCCTAATTTAATTCCAACAGAAGAAATAAGTGGTGATCTTATTATCCCCACTCATTTTTGTGATCCTGTCTATGAAAAATTACATTTAGGTGGACAGGAAGCATTGGATGAATTTTATCCTTATGATATGATTTCCATTCAGAAATATTATTGGAAGCATGTCTATAAGAATAATAATTTTGATATAGAAATACCTGCTGATCTTGGATTGGACTTTGATTATGAGAGTCTTTTAGATAAAGAAGCAATTGATTCTATTAAAAAGATTGGTGATAATCCACGGAAGAAGATTCTTTTTGTTAATATAAAAGGAAGATCAGGACAGACTGATAATGAAGATTGGTTGAATAGAATTTCTAATATATCTTCTCTCTATCCAGAGTGGGATTATTATTATATGAATGAAGAAAGTGTAGAAGTAGAGAATGATAATGTCATTCACACCCCTTCTATCTTTGGAACTCATCCTTCTGATTTAATTCATAATTCCTATCTTAGTACTTTTTGTGATATAATAATTGCACGGAATTCTGGTGCTTTCATGGCTATATCCATGCAGAATAAGAATGTAATGAATGAGAACAAGACATTCATTACTCAGACGCAGGATAATCCTCATGTACCAGACTTAGAATGTTTTTATAATAGGACTCTTTATAAAGCAACTAATGTACATACTCATGTAAGTCAGGAAACCTTTTTGAAATTGGAGGAGATTTTGTGGTCATGTCAATAAAGGTAAGAGAACTTAATCATGAGGAAACTCATGCTCTTGATAAGACAGTATACCAGAGGGAAAATTGGTATCTAATGGCATGGGGGATGGGAGATGCTACGGCTGCTACTCTTTTCTTAGAGTCTCGTTCTCCTGTACCTTATAAGATTTTGTGTCAGAAGAGAGTCTATAATGGTATTAGATTTATACTTGATAACTTCTGTCCTTCTCCTCTTAAATGTGATGAGATTGTAATCTATCCTGATGACTTTCAAGATTATCTGGGTTATCCATTTGATCAAAATGAAATTGTGATGTCATGTAATGGATTTTTCCCCCAAGATCCTAAATGTATGGCACAAGCTCATCAGTATGGTAAATTAAAAGTAGCTCATATGTCTTTTAATATGTGGGATTTTTGTAGTAACATTCATCAAACCGGAGTTCTTCAAAAAGCATATGATTATGATCTAAAAGCAACAAAAGATATAGAAGAAAAGACTTGTATTTTATTCCCTGAACGTGGAGATAGTTATCAATTACCAGATAATTTCTGGGATAATATTGTAACTAAAATGAAGGAACGTGGTTATAAAGTCATTGTTAATATGACTAAGAAAACCAATGTCTTTAAGAATCAAAAGACGTTTGAAGGTACCGAAGCATTGGATAAGTTTGAATTGCAGGATTTGATGGATTACTTAGTAAGACATAAGAATTTAGTTGTCATGGGACAAGCATCTGGTATATTTGATTTGTTTAAATATGCTGGATTTTTAAAGGTTATGTTCTTTATTGACTATGAGGATCCTACTATGCCTGATCCAACCAGAGCAGGGTATCCCAATGCACATCTCTGTGAAACACCTTTCACTAGAAATCATATAGATATTAAGATCTCACAGTTTGATGTGAAAGTATTAGATTTAATTACACCTTAGGAGATATATTATGAGTCAACTTGGACCTTATGCATCATATAATGCGGAGACAGGATATGCAGTTCAGATAAGTCCCACTGCAGAGTATGTGGGTATTTTTGAACGTATTAATATTCAACCTAAGGGTGTAATACATATTGGTTTGTGGGATTTCTGTGAACTTTTTTGTTACACAAAATTAGTAGGTAAGAATATAATAGGAATCGAGGGTGATCCACGGACCTATAAGTATATGTCTAAACCGATGGCAGATAAGTGGGGAGTTCCTGCTTTTAATGAGTGTATTACTAATACGGATGGGGAAGATAAACAATTTTATATGGATCGTGAAGGGTCTAGTTTCTTTCAAGGAAGACCAGAATTTGGTAAAGTTAATTCTATTCCTGTTAAGACTAAATCTCTTTCTACCTTAGTAGAAGAGAATAATATTGATATGAATGAATATGATTTTCTTAATATGGATGCCGAAGGAGCAGAGTTGGATATCTTAGAGGGATTTGAAAAGTACCTTGATTATATTAATGTGATTGATATGGAGACTTCCTTTGAGGATAAGCATCTTAATGGATGTACTCATGATGCTATAGTAAAATGGTTGGATAAGAGAGGATTTACTCTTAGAGAGATGTCTGCATCTTATCAGAGAGAGGGACAAGGAGATTCGGTATTTGTAAGGAGGGATAAAGAACATACTCCGTTCAAAGGTGGTAATATGGGAGATGAAATTTGGGGTAAAGGGTATTTGGAGAAGCATTGTGAATACCAGGAGATGGGATCACAGCAATTCCATTGGCAAAATAACACACCAGGATTTATTGCATTATGAAAATCGAAGTCGCTAACGGGGAGATAGTAGATAAACTTACTATCCTTCAAATTAAATTAGAAAATTCTAATAGTGAGGAGAAAACACAACAAATTCTTAAAGAACTTAATTATCTTAAACCCTTAGTTGAAGGATTAAATGTTCCTGATGAAATGGTTGATGAATTAAGAGCAGTCAATCAAAAGATATGGGATACAGAAGATAGTATTCGTTTATGTGAGAAGAATACTCAGTTTGATGATGTGTTTATTCAACATGCACGGGATGTTTATTATAATAACGATGAAAGATTTCATGTAAAAGCAAGGATTAATAAGCATACGGGTAGTAATTTCACTGAGCAAAAGATTCTTCCTGATTATCAACAATGAAACCTTGTATAATTAAACAACCAGCAGGGATAGGAGATGTCTTCTATTGCCAGAAGATTGCTCACTATATGGTACATCATGGATTTGAGGTTATATGGCCATTAAGACCTGATATTGCATGGATTGGTGATTATATTAAGGGATATGGTATTTCTTTTCCTACAATAGAAGATGACTTTCCAGGAAAAGATATCTATGATAAGGCGGCAGGATATGTAATAGAGGATAAGGGTGCTTTTATTTGTCCAGCAACGGCAGATTTAACTCATAATGATGGAAAGACAATGAGTTCTAAGCTTACTATGCTTGGAATGGAGCATGAGGATTGGAGAGATTACTTTTTATTTAAAAGGAACCTTGATAAAGAGAATGATTTATACTATAATGTGTTAGGACTGAAAGATGATTCAGAGTATGTCTTCATCAGTAATCTTTACAACACTGACATTAGGGATAGTAAATTTATTTCTAAGGATCAATTTGATCTACCAGTTGTCGAGTTACAAATTCTTGATGGATTTACACTATTTGATTGGTGTAAGGTATTAGAAAAGGCAAAGAAGATTTACACAGTTAATACTGCCATCAATTATATTATTGATGTACTTGACACTTCCTATGATGAGTATGTAATCTATGCTCATGACGAGGAAAATGTAACTCAGATTGATTATCTATTTAAAAAACCCCATACTATGTTATGCAGATCATAGAATTTAAAGGTGAGAAGTATCCTGGCTTTCAGGCATATGGTAATGCAGCTCAGTTTGCTATTCCTTATGCCAAGTATTTTTGTAATGGTACGGGGTATGATATTGGGTGTATGAAATCTGAGTGGTCATTACCTGGTTCAACTCCTATTGATTTAGACTTTGATGATCCATATCATGCAGATAATCTTCCGGAGGGTCAGGTAGATTATATTTTTTCTAGTCATTGTTTAGAGCATGTTCCTGATTGGGCAGGTACTCTTTTGTATTGGACTGAGAAACTATGTGATGGAGGGATTTTATTTCTTTACCTTCCTCATCATGATCAAAAGTATTGGAGACCATGGAATAACCGTAAGCATCGCCATGCTTTTTTTCCTGAAATAATAGTTGATTTTATGAAAGAAAACGGTTATACTAATATTTTTAGTAGTCAAAGAGATCTAAACCATTCCTTTATTGTAGTTGGAGAGAAACACTAATGGGTCAATTGAATCAAGCAATTAAAATTAAAAATGTTTTAGATTACTATGACATTAAAAATTTTGTAGAGACAGGAACTGGACAAGCAGAGGTTGTGAGATCGGTATATGAAGCAAATGAAGATTTAAATATTCACACCATTGAAGTAGTTGAGGAAATATTTGATCAGAATAAAATTAAATTTTCGTATCTTAAAGATGTAAGTTGGCATTTGGGTACTTCTTTTAAGATTCTTCCTACAATCCTTCCTACCTTTGAGGGGAATACCTTATTCTGGATGGATGCTCATTTTCCTGGTGCTGATTTTGGATTGTCTTCTTATGGTGATGAGAAAGATATGGACAAGAGACTTCCCTTGAAAAGGGAATTGGAAAGTATTATACAGAGTAGGGATGTAAAGGATGATGTTTTTGTTATTGATGATCTTCGCATCTATGAGGATGGTCCTTTTGAAGGTGGTAATTGGGATGAAAGGTCGAAGTATGGAGGAGATGGAATAGGATTTATTGAAGAGATGTTTGAGAATACTCATTATATTGGACGGTCTTATAATGCACAAGGATCGATTATATTATTCCCTGTAACTAAGGAGATGTCTGATAATCTTCTGGTGGGATCTGTGGAAGAATGAAGAAGATTGCTGTTGTTACCTGGGTAACAGATGATTATGTTGAGTACATTGGGTTGGATGAGTTAAAAAATTCATTCAAATATTTTCATCCTGATATAGATTTCTTTGTTTTTGATAGTGCAATGACTCAGAAGGCGAAGGAGAATGATTCTTGGTTGGATAATGTTTGGATGAAACCTCCATGTGCTGCTCCTTATAAGGATGATTATGATATGGTGGTTCAGATTGATGGGGATTGTGTAGTCACTGGTCCCATGACTGAACTGTTTGAGAGTGAGGAGGATGTCATTGGAGTAAGGAATAATAATAGTTTTAATAAAGCAGGTTCACATGATGGAATTACCATTAGACATATTGAACCCTTTGGGGATGGATCTCCTATACCTATGCAAGGGTTTGTCAATGCAGGGTTAGTGGGAGTTAATAATAAAGAGTTCTGGGATGATTGGGGAGATGTAAATATGCAATCGGCTAAGATAAAGGCCAAGGTTGATCCTTATGCACACGGTATTGGGGATGAAAATGATACATTGAATCAACTATTTCATTGTGATGAATATAGTTCCAAGATAGTTGATGAGCAAGGTAGTGGAGTATCTTATGGTCTTTCTAGTTGTTGGGGTAATGATCCTAATAATCACTGGGAGAGTTGGTTGTCAATGTATGTGAAAGATGATAGACTTTATTTGGATGATCCTGTAACCAATGAGACAATGTGTATTAAGGTTCTTCATCAGGCGGGAGGAGGTCTTGCTGCACGGTTAAATAAAGAAGCGGGTGGATTTAGAAACTGGTTATCATCTGTTGTAACGGATGAAGTTAATGATTATTTAAATGAGGTTATGAAGTAATGCCTATACCAACTGATATAAGTCTGGTTACTTTTTCGGATATTAAAGGAAATGAAATAGATCTTTCATCTTCTGAGATTTATAAGAGTCATGCATATGCAGAACATGCTTGCGTACATGCTATTCTTACACAGTTTCATAATGATTTTTATTATTATTTAAAGGACCAAGAAGAATTAAATCTTATAGATTTAGGTGCTAATATTGGATTATTTTCCATTTATGTTTCACCTGTCTGTGAAAAAGTATTTGCAGTAGAACCTACTCCTTCTCATTTTAAAGTAATGGAGGAGATTATAGGGGTCTCTGGTAAGAATAATATTATCCCTCATCAAGTAGCAATAGGACTTCAAGATGGGGAGGCAGAGTTTAAACTTCATGGAAGGAATTCTACCATGAATTCATTTGTTAATTGTAGAGTAGATCCGCATGTGGGAGAGAATATAAAAGTTAAGACTCAAACTCTTAATAGTTTTATTGATTCATTGGATGTAGATCGTGTAGGATTCGTGAAGATGGATATTGAAGGATTTGAAACAGAAGTTATTTCAGAACCTTCTTTTGAAGATGCTATGAAAAAGATTGATGCTTTGTATGTAGAGGTTCATGATTTTGAGGTAAGTGCTGGTGGAGTAGAAAGAAATTTTAATACTATTTCTGATAAGATGAGGGGATGGGGAAGGACAGTAGACAAACTTCAAGATGATTGTATGTTGGTTTATTGATGAAAGAACTTTATAAGCGATTATTAGATATTTGTTATCAAAGACAACTTCATCATTTGGGGAGTTATTTCTCGGCATTACAAATAATAGATGAGATTTATTCTCAGAAGAATGAAGATGATATCTTTATTCTTTCTAATGGTCATGCAGTAGTTGCTCTTTATGTGGTGCTTGAAAAGTATTATGGTTTAGATGCAGTAGAATTGCATGAGAAATATGGGGATCATCCGAAGAGAAATGAATTAGATAAACTCCATTGTTCCACAGGGAGTTTGGGTATGGGGGTTACGGTTGCTGTTGGTAGAGCACTGGCGAATCCTGATCGAGATGTGTATTGTTTATTATCTGATGGTGAATGTGCAGAAGGTTCAGTATGGGAAGCACTTAGATTTGCTTATGAGAATAAAGTAACTAATTTAAAACTCTATGTAAATGCAAATGGATGGGCTGCATATGATGCGGTTGATTTAGATTACTTAGAGAAGAGAATTAAAGCATTCCATCCGGATGTAAATTATGTTCGTACTACCGTTGAACATTTTGGATTGAAAGGACTTCATGCTCACTATACTAATTTTAATGAAGAGCAGTATAAGGAGGCACTCGCATCATTATGAACCAGCGACAAAGATTTAAGGAACTTTTTACCGAAGAAATGAAACAGAATGAGGATATTATTCTGTTGGTGGGAGATGTTGGATATAAAGTTTTTGATCATTTAAGAGAAGAGTTTCCTAGTCGAGTAATTAATCCGGGAGCATCAGAGCAATTGATGATGGGTATGGCAGCAGGTCTTGCGATGGATGGGAAGATACCTGTATGTTATTCTATTACTCCTTTTGTTTTATATCGACCTTTTGAATTTATAAGAAACTATTTAAATCATGAGAGTATTCCTGTGAAACTTGTAGGGAGTGGCCGTAATGAAGACTATGGTGTTTGTGGGTTCTCTCATTATGCATGTGAAGATTTGGAAGTGATGAAAATATTTTCTAACATTGAAGTACATCATCCCCAATCTCCTGATGATATTGATATTAAGAAGTTTCTTTATTCTTCTACTCCTTCTTATATTAATTTACAAAGATGAATATTCTTTTCACCGGTCAGCGGGGATTTTTAGGAAGAGAATTAATTCCTTATCTTGAAAAGAAGGGGCATGATGTAACTTCTTCAAATGTTGATTATAGTGATCAGAGAAATGTAGATCAATTTTTTCGTCATAGGGAGTTTGATTTCATTATTCATGCTGCTATTCGGGGTGGTCGGAGAATACGTAAAGATAGTGTTGATGATTTTCATAATAATGTAAGGATGTTTGAGGTTCTTGCCTCTCAAAGGGTTCCATTAATTACTTTTTGTAGTGGAGCAGTATATGGTAGACAAGAAGACATTTATGGTCTTTCAGAGACTGAGGTGGGGATGAGAATTCCTACGGATTATTATGGATTTGCTAAGTATATAATTGCTCAACGTGCTCGTCAATTGAGTAATGTTTATGTTCTTCGATTCTTTAATGTATTTGGACCTACTAGTCAGGAGGATATGTTTACATCAGCGAATATTAGAAATTATATTAATAAGAAAGATATAGTTATTTTTAAAGATAAGTATATGGATTTCTTTGGTATTAGTGATACTAAAAAAGTTTTAGATCTTTATCTTGAAAAGGCAAAGGAACTTCCTAAGGATATTAATCTAGTCTATAAGACCACTCAGACCCTCTCTGATGTGGGAAAAATGATTAATAATCTATCAGACCATACAGTGGAAATAGATATTCGTGAGAGAGGGATGGAGAAGTCTTATTGTGGATCTGGAAATCTTCTCAGTACGTTGGGTCTTAAATTAAATGGATTGGAGTATGAACTTAATTCTACATATGAATATTTGCGTTAATGGAAGTAGTGATGTATAAAAAAGTCTTTGTGAATGGAACCTTTGATCTTCTTCATAGGGGTCATTTAGAACTTCTTAATTATGCACGGAGTCAAGGAGGACATGTATGTGTGGGAATTGATACGGATGAGAGGGTAAGAGAGAAGAAGGGACCTACAAGACCTATACATAACCAGGAGGAACGAAAGTTTTTTCTTGAAAGTCTAAAAGCAGTAGATGAAGTTAGGTTCTTTTCTAATGATAAAGAGTTAGAGGGGTTGGTAAAATCCTATCAACCTGATATAATGATTGTGGGATCTGATTGGAAAGGTAAATCCGTTATCGGATCTTATTGGGCTGCTAAGTTGATATTCTTTGATAGAATAGGTGAGTATGCAACAACAAAAACAATTCAAGATATTATTAATCGGCGATAGTTGTACTGATGAATATGTCTATGGAACCTGTGAGAGGTTGAATCCAGAGGCACCAGTTCCTATTTTAAAATTTAATAGAAAAGAAACTACAAGAGGAATGGCATGGAACGTAAGAGAGAATCTTATGTCATTTGGATTAGATGTTTATATACTTACCAATAAAGAACCTATTATAAAGACAAGATATATTGATGAGAAATCTAATCAACATATTTTAAGAGTAGATGATGAGGGAAAGTGTGAACCCCTCCCTTATCAACAACCATTTCTTGAGCGATCAAATACTGATCCACCATCCGATGATTGGTATGATGCCCTTGTTATTTCAGATTATGACAAGGGTTTTTTAACGACTAAGAAGATACAAGAATTGGTTGATTGGTTTGAAGGTCCCGTCTTTATTGATAGTAAAAAAACTAAACTCCCTAAGGATGGTTGTTTTCTTAAAATTAATGAGTTAGAATCTAAGTTACTGAAAGGGAGGTATAAGAATTTAATTATTACTAAGGGTGCTGGTGGTGCTGATTATGATGGAGTAAACTATCCAGGAGAAAAGACTAAGATTGTAGATGTAGTAGGAGCAGGTGATACATTTCTTTCTGCATTGGTTTACTTTCATCTTTTCTATGGTAGAATAGAGGAAGCAATTCCTTATGCTAATAAAGCAGCAGCAATTGCTGTGCAAAATTTTGGAACTTATGTTTTAACGGAGGAAGATGTCAAAGACTTACGTGGTTGATATTGATGGAACTATATGTGATTGGGAAGCAGGAAGAGACTATACTCTGTCTAATCCCTTTCCAGAAAGAATCAAGATGATTAATAAACTTTATGATGAAGGTAATACTATTAAGTATTATACGGCGAGAGGGATGGGTCGATTTGCAGGAAGATCGGATAAAGCAATAGAATTTTTTTATACCCTTACAGAAAGTCAGCTAGATAGATGGGGGTGTAAATACCACCAATTAATACTTGGGAAACCCTCAGGTGACTACTACATAGATGACAAGGGGATCAGTTTAGATGAGTTCTTCAAAGATTAAGATAGTCCCAAAGGGATGGGGTTATGAGAAGTGGATTTGTAATACAGAAGAGTATTGCGGGAAACTTTTACATATAATAAAAGGTAAGCAATGTTCATGGCATTATCATAAACTGAAGGATGAAACCTTCTATTTACAAGAGGGAAGACTTCGAGTAAAATATTCAGATGATGATGACCGTGACAATGCAAAAGAAATGATCATGGAAAGAGGGGATAAATTCCATGTTTATCGTGGGTTGAGGCACCAAATGTTTGCCTTAGAAGATAGTGATTTGTTTGAGTTCTCTACTCAGCATTTTGATTCTGATAGTAATAGGGTGATTCCTGGAGATTGAAATGAGTGAACGAATTAAATTTAATCTAGTTGATAGTACGTTCAGTCATCTAGATGGTGGAAGACTTCCTATTCCTAATAAGGGATACTCTGTGCATGGAAAAGAATCTACATGTATTGAATGGGTTACTGATGGTAGTGGAGTTGGTAAGTTTTATACTGATAAAAGGATTCCAGAAGCATTTAGTGATGACTCTGGTGAGTTAAAGTTTGCATGGTTTCTAGAATCAAAAGCAATTGTCCCTGAATTATATCAGCATCTTACTGATAATATGGATGCATACTTAGAGAAGTTTGATTCTATATTTGTTTTTGATAAAAGTTTATTGTCTATCAGTCCTAAGTTTAAATGGGTTCCTGCTCAGGGATATTGGATTCAGAAGGCACAGATGTATGATAAGACTAAGATGATCTCTATGATTGCATCTAATAAGTTGATGTGTCCTGGTCATCAGGTAAGGTTAGATTATATTGAGAAGTTTGATGGACAAGTAGATCATTTTGGTAATGGATATACTTGGATTGATTGGAAGGAAGAAGGTCTATGTGATTATATGTTCTCTATTGCTATGGAGAATTGTGAGGTTCCAGGATACTTTACTGAGAAAGTATTAGATTGCTTTGCTACTGGAACTATTCCTATCTATCTCGGCGATCCTACTATTGGGGAACACTTTAATATGGATGGAGTTATCTGGTTATCAGATGAATTTGACGTTTCGGATGAAATTTATTATAGTAAGATTGATGCAGTAAAGGATAATTTGGAACGAGTTAAAGAGATGGAAGTTCTTGAAGATTATATTTGGAAGCATCACCTTAATAAACAATTTGGAAAATGATTTACGTTGTTGATTTAGATGGTACTCTGTGTGAGACTTTCTCTAATCCTGATGGTCATGGAATGAAGTACTATGAAGCTAAACCATACTATGATAGAATAGAGAAGATCAATAAACTCTGGGAGGAGGGTCACACCATCATCATAGAAACTGCACGAGGATGTGGTAGTAAGATCAATCATTATGAGGATACTTTTAATCAGTTACGTTCATGGGGATTGAAGTTTACTTCTTTAAGAACTGGTGTTAAATTTGGTGGAGATTTATTTATTGATGATAAAGGAGTAAACAGCGAGGACTTTTTTGATGGGTGTAGTAAACAAACTAATAAAGAAGACACCTTCGTTTCTTCAACAGGCTTACTATAATCTAGTTCCATTTGAGAAAAGGTATGGTGAGGTCTATGGTAAGACCTTGCGTTCTCTTATGGAAAGTAGTGAGTGGACACAGGAACAGTTAGAAATTAAACAGTTCAAGGAAATGAAGAGTTTACTCTATCATTGTTTTTGGAATGTTCCTTATTATACCAGAATATTTTTGAAGAATAGATGGACTCCTGAGGATTTTAAAACTGTAAAAGACATAGAAAATTTTCCTGTTCTCACTAAGAAGATCATAATGGAGAATAGGGATGATTTGATTGTAAAAGAGATGGATCATGTTAAAAGGTATCCTATTTCTACTAGTGGATCGACAGGTGATAAATTAACTTTCTTTGTTGATGATGATTGCTTGAAGAAAGAAGCAGCATTTAATATGAGAGCATACCTTGCACAGGGTGCAGAGATGTATGACACTCCTAGTGTATGGTTAAGAAGATATGTTCCACCCAACCCAGAATCGCCTCTATGGTACTATGATTATGAATTGAAGCGTTTGTATATGTCTGCCTATCATCTCAACTCAGAGACGATATATCAGTACATAGAGAAGATTAATGAAGGTAATTATCAGACAATGTGTACCTATCCTTCTTCTGCCTATATCTTTGCTTGTTTATGTGAGGAGCAGAACCTTTCTCTAAGAACAATTAAAAAGATTCATACAACATCAGAGGTATTAATACCCCAGTGGTATGATAAGGTGAAGGAAGTCTTTGGTATTACTCCTTGTGGACATTATGGTCAGATGGAAAAGGTTTCTTTTATGCACCAGACCGAAGAGTCAAGAGATATGAATCAGAATTTAGAGTATGGTATTGATGAGTTCTATGATAATGGTGATGGTACACACGGATTAATTGCTACTGGTTTTATTAATCACTTTATGCCTTTTATAAGGTATAAGACAGAGGATACTTTCGTCTTGAAGGATGGTATAGTGAAGGAAGTGAATGGTAGGACTAGTGATATATTAGTTTCTGCTGATGGATGTAGATTACCTGGTGTTAATTTTTATAGTTGGATTGATAAAAAGATGCCAGCAATTAAAATGTTTCAGATAGTTCAGAGTTCCTCAAAGGATATTGCATTTAACTATGTTCAATCTCCTGATTATAATGATGATATAACAGAGGAGATTAGAAGGGGTCTGGGTTCTCGTTTAGGGGATATGGAATACCAAATAAATAAAGTGGATGAGATTAAAAGAAATAAAGGCACTAACAAATTTAAGTGTATTATTAACAAGGTGGCTTGATTATGAACATAAGTTTTATTGGATTGGGAAAACTTGGACTTCCACTTGCATGTTGCTTGGCACAGTCAGGTAATAAAGTATTAGGAGTAGATAAGAATGAATATGTATTAGAGAAGTTAAACAATAATGAATTACCTTTTTACGAACCAGGATTAACAGATATATTTCCGCATGATAATTTAATAGGGTTTACCGATTCTTATCATAGAGCAGTAGAGGAGACAGATGCGTCTATCATATTAGTTAATACGCAGTTAGGAGACACTGGATATTCCGCAGAGTTTGTTGAGTCTGCATTGACTGACCTTGCCGTTAATTTAAAGAAGAGTACTAAGGATTATCATTTGATTGTTTTATCTTCTACGGTTCTTCCTGGTACGATTGCCCATTTAATTAAGTTAGTAGAGAAGATTTCTGGTAGAAAGTTTGAAGAAGGGTTCGGTTTCTCTTATGTTCCAGACTTTGTTAAACTTGGTAATGTAATTAAGGATTTCCTTAACCCAGAATATTTCCTTATAGGTGCTAATAATGAGAAGGATCAGCGTCAAACTGAGTCTATATGGGAAAATTTTCATAAGAATGCAACCCCTCATAAGTATCTTACATTGGAGGAGGCAGAGGTTGCTAAGGTAGCATCCAATGCATATATTGTGAGTAAGATTACTTTTGCTAATTTCTTAGGACAGTTATGTGATGATATGGAGAATGTGAATGTTCATAAAATCACTGACACGATTGGAATCGATAAGAGAATATCCCCTCACTTCTTTGGATTCGGTACTCCATTTGGTGGTACATGTTTTCCAAGAGATACTGCTGCTTTCATTAAGTTTGCCGAGACCCAAGGTAAAGAAGCAAAGCATATTAAATTTTGCAATGAGGTCAATGAAAGTCTCTATCATGATATATTAAACAAGTGTGGAATAGCCACCAGAGTAGGAGTGATTGGTGTATCGTTTAAACCTGATTCTCCTGTTACAATTGGATCTCCTTCTGTGAGGTTGATACATGATCTTCTCAAACAGGGAAGGTTAGTCTATACGTATGATGAATTAGAAGAGACATATGATAATCTGAATGGAAGGGAGAAAAATATTAAAAAATGTGAGTCAGCAGAGGAGTGTGTAGGGAGATCGGATGTAGTAGTTTTCATGCATCCGAATAGAAAGTATGCTACACTGGATGTAAAGGGTAAAACTGTGGTTGATAACTGGGGTATCTTTTCATAGTAAAAATGGTAAAGGTAAGAGAATTTATTAAAGAACTACAAATTTATAATGTAGGTGGACGTTCTGAATTATCATCTGATTGGGAGTGTTTTGATTGGAATGAATCAGAATTTCCTCCTACTAATAAGGTATTTGAAGTTGTTCAAACTTTTTATAGGTATGAAAGATACCCTGATATTACAGCAAAGAAGTTAAAGCATAGACTGGGAGAGTATACTAATCTTCCACCCAATTTTATTGAGGTATATAATGGATCTGACGATGGTTTAAAGGATATAATGACTGTCTTTGTTGATAGAAACACTAAGGTTCTTTCTTATCAACCCTCATACACTCAGGTTAATACTTTTATTACTACTAATACAGATCAATATAAGAAGGTTAATATTGTAGATCCATTAGGAGAACATAGATATGATTTTAATCATTGTAGGGATGCTGATGTAGTCTATCTGGTTAATCCTAATAACCCTACGGGAAAACTCATACCACCGAATGAGATTGAAGGTTTACTTTCTTCTTATCCAGAGACTCTTTTTATTATTGATGAAGCCTACTATGAGTTTGCTTTACAATCTTGTTGCGAGATGGTTTATTCATATAAGAATTTACTCGTTACCAGAACCTTCTCTAAGGCGTTTGGATTGGCATCAATGAGACTGGGATATGTTATGGGTCATCCAGACTTATTAATACATCTTAGGAAGATTAGGAATGGTAAAGCAGTGAATGCATTAGCACAAGCATGTGGGATTGCAGCACTAAGTGATTTGGATTATCTTAACTGGCGCATAGCAGAAATGAATGATGCTAAGAAGTTTTTTATAAGAAATCTTCCTAGTGGATATGATGCTGTGAAGAGTTCTGCTAATTTTGTATTGTTAAAGACACCCAACTCAGCAGAATTGTTGAATAAATTAAAGGAAAATAAGATTCTTATACGAGATAGAAGTTCCTTTGAAAATCTTGAAAATTGTGTTAGAATAACTATTGGATCTAAGAAACAGATCATCAAAGTACTGGATGTAATTAATGATAGGGTATAACAGATTAGGGATTAATGGCAGACTTGCTAACCAGATGTTTCAATATGCCTCTCTAAGGGGTATAGCAGCAAAGCATGGGTATGAATGGACTATTCCTCCTGAGGATAGAGAAACTCATAACATGGCTGACTATAATATTATGGATGGGTTTAAGTTACCTCATCTAAAAAATAAAGGATTTGTTCCTGAGGATTGGCCAGTACATGATGAACCCTGTCATGACTTTGATCCAGAGTTTTTTGAGAATTGTCCTGATAATATAAACTTAGAAGGATTTAGACAGTCAGAGAAATACTTTAAGCATATTGAGAATGAGATAAGAGAAGATTATACTTTTATTGATGACATTTATAATCCATGTAAGGAAATGATTGATGGTCTAGGGGACAGACCATTGTTTCTACATGTAAGAAGAGCAGATGCAACGGGTAGACCGCATCAGTATCCCGTAGCATCTATTGAATGGTATGAGAAGATGTTAGAAGAATATTTTCCTAAGGATTTATCAGTTCTTATTCTTACTGATAAGTTGGATTGGGTACAGGAACAAGAATTGTTTAAGGGAGATAGGTTCCTTCTATCAGAACAAAGAGAATACTCAGAGACATTGGTATGGAATGGTAGAGGAAAGAAAGAACATAGTTTGTTACCATGGGTTGACCTTTGTTTGATGACTCTTTGTAATGGTGGTATAATTCCTAACAGTACCTTTGGTTGGTGGGGTGCTTGGTTACAAAAGAATAGAACTAATAATGTAGTCTATCAACATCCATACTTTGGTCCAGAGTTTACTGCCAAGCATGATTGTTTCAGAGATTTGAATGATATGTATCCAGAAGATTGGATTCGTGGTCACCTCCCTGATGAGATGATAGATACAAAATATACAGCATCGGAGAATGAAGTTGACTAATTTAGTTTACTATTCCTATAAGAAAAGTAATCATGATCACATCAATGATCATGAACTTAAAAGGTTTGAACACAGTATCCGTACATTGAGGGAGTTTAATGATGAAATACCTGTTTATCTTTTTTGTGATGACCCTGCTTTTATTCCCCTTTATTTCCGTACTCATTACAATGTAAATGTTCTACCCTTTGTAGAGCAAGTAAGTCATGGAATGCTTTTCATTTATAGATGGTTTAATCTTCAATACTTTGAAGATGGGGAAGGAACCTATGTGGATGCAAATATTCTTTATGTAGATTCAGATACTATTTTCTATGGAGATGTTCAGTATCTTTTTGATCATTATAATTATGCAGAAGTATTTGGTAGGGAGGAGTTTGGTTTTAGACATGACCCCAATACAGGAGGCGGAAAGAATATAAGGAAGGCATTGGATTATGTGGATCAGTGTATAGAAGAAGCAGGTGGTGAAGGACACATATACAAGTATTGTATGGGAGTAATGTTATTCACTAGGGGTGTTCATTTGGATATATGTGAACGATTAGGAGAATTAGTTGAGTTGATGTTTAAGTTGAAGGATGGAAAACTTCCTTATCCTGTACCCAATCCTAGGATAATAGATGAGTATGCTATGTGGGTTATATTAAGTAGGATGGGAATCTTTGGAGAGTTATTTGGCGTACAAGATGTTACGCAGGGATATGTAGAACAAAAGCACGAGGAGTTCTTTAATCCTATTGTGTTACATTATACTACCAAAGGAGAACAACAACTCGCTCAGGATGAAGATAGATTTAGTAATCTCCTAAGAGATGTTGATGAAGTGAGTGAGGATATAGATCCTTATCATATATTATTATGAAGCCAATGCTTGATCTTACATTCTTAATCCCGACACGGATTGAGACAGAAGATAGGTTGAGAAATATTATTTCTTCGGTCTCTTATTTGTTGAAGCATTTGGATGCAAAGGTGATAGTAAAGGAAGTAGCACCTCATCCTACCTTTAAGCATCGGGCAATACCAGAGATTAGAAAGTATTGCGATGATCGTAACTTAACTTATCTGTATGAAGAAACGCAAGAACTTCTTTTTTGTAAGAGTAAGGTCTTAAATGATCTTATTATTGCTGCTGATACTGAGGTTGTTGCTAATTATGATGCCGATTGTATACTCCCAGTAGAGGCATACCACCAAGCATATAGGTCTATTAAAGGTAATACACTAGATGTAGTATATCCGTACCAGTGTGGCATTTATCAGTGGAAAGCAGCATATAATATGGACATCTATAATCGATTTGTTAATACACTTAGTACTGATGTACTAGATGAAAATAAGGAACTCTCTAATTCTACAATTGGTTGGTCTCAGTTTATCAGAAGACAGACTTATATTGATTCTTATATGATGAATGAGAACTTTGTTTCATGGGGATGTGAAGACGATGAATTCTATTTTAGAATGAGTACTCTTGGTCTGCGTATTGGTAGAACCAATAATTATGTGTATCATTTAGAGCATTCGCGTACTCATAATTCTTGGTTTAGTAGTCCCAATTTTAATAACAATTGGAACCTGTGGCACACTATAAAAACATTTGACAAAGACAAGTTGGTGGAGTATTATGAAGGACAGGATTACCTCAAAACCCGTAGAGAACAGTTAGTATGATAGGATTTAATGCCTTAGGGCGAATGGGAAGGTTGGCTAATCAGATGTTTCAGTATGCCTCACTTAAAGGCATTGCAAGGAATGTAGGAACAGATATTATTATCCCATTTTGGCCTGATGAGATGGATGATGGGATGGGTAATATGTTGAGGTCGGAATTATTTGATTCTTTTGACCTTGAAGTTCAACAGGGACTTCTAAATAATGGACATGCACCTGTGGTACAAGAAAGGTTCTTTCATTTTGATGAAGAACTTTTTAGATTATGTCCTGATCATGTAAATCTCCAAGGGTATTTTCAAACTGAGAAATACTTTAAGCATATTGAAGATGAGATTCGTAAGGATTTCACTTTTAAGTCTGAGATTTTAGAACCTTGTAAGGAGATGGTAGAAGGTGTAGACAATCCTATTGCTTTACATGTTCGTCGAACTGATTATGTAAGAAACCAAGCAAATCATAATGTTCTTTCTCTTGAATATTATCAGGCAGCATTAGAACAGTTTGATTCTGATAGGAATGTAATTGTATTTTCTGATGAACCTGCTTGGTGTATGGAGCAAGAGATTTTTAGTGATGATAGATTCATTATCTCAGAGAATGAGGACAATAGAATTGATCTTTGTTTGATGTCTCTATGTAATGATTTTATTATTGCTAATTCATCATTCTCTTGGTGGGGAGCATGGTTATCCACTAATAAAGATAAGAAAGTTATTGCACCTTCTCAATGGTTTGGGAAGACAGGTTATACCAAAGACCACGATACAAAAGATTTAATTCCTGATGACTGGATCAAAATTACTGCGGGACAAGAATAAAGCTGCCTTTAAACTCAAAGGTCTTCCTCATATCTATTGGTTAAACCTTGATGCGGATGTGGAGAGGAGAGAGTATATGGAAGACCAGTTTGAATACTGGCAGATAAAGAATCATACTCGTATTTCTGGATATGATGGGAGAGATAGTGACCCCTCCGAATATCTTAAAGGACGTATACCTGATATGGTAAGTCCTGGTGAGTTGGGATGTTGTATGTCTCACCTTAAAGCTATTAAAGAGTTTTATGAGAATAGTGAGGATGAGTATTGTATTATTGCGGAGGATGATATAAGTTTTGAGTTAGTCCATTATTGGCCCTTTACCTGGACAGAATTTTATTCATATGTTCCATATGATTATGATTGCATTCAGATGACAACTATCTGTACAGGTGATATTCATATTAAATTGCATCATAAGTTTGTTAATGATTTTTCTGCTGCATTTTATTTGATAACTCGTCATCATGCAGCAAAGGTATTAAAGAATCATATGCGTGGAGATAAATGGAAGTTAGATAATGGAGTTAAACCACGAGCAGTATCTGAGGATACTATTTTAGAAACTGGGAAGACTTATACTATTCCTATTCTCCTTTATAATATGGATTTCCATAGTAGTATTCATCAAGAACATATAGGTATTTTTCATAAAGGACCACATGATGCTTTAATGAATTGGTGGAAAGTAAATAGTTCTTCCATCAATATTCAAGAGTATATGAACTATGATCCTTATTTTAGTAGAATCACTGAGAGTAGTGCTAAGAAAGAAGATCCACCCCAGACCTAGTGTTGACAGTATAATATGAGTATGTTAAGATTATTAAACAACTGTCACAGTGACAGTTCTTATAAATAATCTTATACAAAGGACTCGAAAGAATCGTAACCCTGCGTGTAATGTAAACAGTACCCTTGTCGGGGGTGCTAACATCCGCAGGATTTTTTCTTGCGAGACACTTTCTAAAAAAAATGTTTAAACCTCTTATAGCAGCTCTAGCTGCTGCTCCACTATTCGCTGGTTCTGCTTTTGCAGGTCCTTACGTTAACGTAGAAGCTAATGCTTCCTACCCAGATGGCGAATATTCAACTGCAACTACCGATCTTCATTTCGGATTCGATGGTGGTTCTGACGATGGCAAACTTGGATACTATGTACAAGGCGGTCCTGCTTTCGTTCATACTGATTCAACTGATGACACTGAGACTGAACTTTCAGGTAAGGTTGGTGTATCATATGCTGTTGCTGATTCTACAAGTCTATACGGCGAAGTTGCTGGTATCACTAACGAAGATTCCAGTGGCGATGACATCATCGACTTCTCTGGTAAGTTGGGTGTAACTTATAAGTTCTGATTTAATCAGTAAACTAACATAACTAGAAGGGAACCTTAACGGTTCCCTTTTTTTATGCTATAATATTCTCATGAAAAAAGAAACAGCAGGAGAAGTTATAGGACATCCCTTATGGATGTTGCCGATGATGATATTGTTGATTCTTGTGCTGATAGAAACTCTTCATACTATGGCACATTTACATCAAGAGATTGATGTACATGGAATTTGTAGACAGAATAAGGAATATATTGAGATGAAGGAGAATGATTACTAATATAAGTTAAGGTTATAGAAGTTATAAGAATCACTTTTGGATGTTCGGTTTTCTAGGTATTTGTACTTGACAGAAAATTAATGTTTGCTATATAATATTGTTACGTTTCTTAATAAACGCATGACAAGTTCCACTTCTAGTATGGGAAGGTACACAACCACTGAGCAAGGTGGCAGACAGAATATGTTTGCTCATGAACCTCAGTTACAGGTTGATGAAACCTATCCTGGTCACTGGAAAAATGCAGAGATTACTAATGGTCGCCTAGCGATGATTGGATTCTTTGCTGCCGTGCATAACTACATCCTTTTTGGTGCAGTTATTCCTGGTATATTTTAAGATAAAAAGGTCTCTTTCTATCGCTCTATCTAACCCTATTCAATCTAAGAACAATGAACGAACAAGCAGAATTAGCCAACGGACGTTGGGCAATGATCGGTATCATCGCTGCACTTGGTAGCTATGCCGTAACCGGAAACATCATTCCAGGTATTTTCTAATGGATGATCTATTAATCTGGCAGAAGGCAAACGGAAGGTTTGCAATGGTTGCTTTTTGGGCAATCATTGGTACTTATACTTACGTCAAGTACTTCACATAACTAAATAATTACTCGTAACTTTATCAGCGAACAAAAACATGGGCGACTTTATAGCCGCATCAGACAGTATATCACCAATAGTAGCAGTCCTCTGGGTTTTTTATCCTATGGCTGCTTTGGTGTTAATTGAATTATTACTTCGTGCATTCAGCGATGATGACGATGATGATTTTCAAGGAGGAAAAGGAGTTCGCATTGGTCAGATGGAACCCGTTCCTGTTACAGTTCCATCAGGGGCTTGACTAAAAGGTAAAAATACCTATATAATATTTGTAGAGTATTTTTACCTAGTCAAATGCCTCAATTAGTATTTTTCGGTCTAGTAAGCGCATACATTTATTTCAATGGACCCATTAGTTCTATCGTATTTCAATAATATATTAATTTCTACACCAGCATCTGCTCATGGGTTGCTGGAATTTGCATTCTTTGTTACTATTGGCATCACTGCCGGTTCTTTAGGATTAATTTGATGACAAACTCTACATTAACAGAAGAGCAGTTGGAACTGCGTCAAAAAGTATTACTTCTTCTCTTTAAGACATTTGGGGATGGGGATTATTCTAATCAGTCTATCTATGAATGTGCTGATGATTGGTGTAGTAAGCAATGTACTACGAATGGGCTTGTCAGTTATTATAAAGCATACTATAATAAATAGATATTTTTATATTAAAAACAATGTCGTGTCAAAAAGTAGTTAATGTACTTGCTGTTGCGTCTGCTGCTGTATCTGTTGCCGTTGTTGGCAGTGTTGGTTACGTTTATGTTAATCGGACGGCAATCATAGAAGACGTCAAAGAGAAAGCATTGGAAGCAGTTCTTGGTGGTGCTAATCCATTAGGAGGAGGAGGTCTTCCTGGTGGAGATACTCTTCCATTAGGAACTAACGATCTTGCTCCTACTGCTCCACAAGCAAAGACACCACAAGAGTCTGCTCTTACTCCTCAATTTTAAATAAACATTAAGGGTGCTATATAGAAATAGTCACCCTTATTTTTATGGCAGAAGAGATTAAGGAAGAAGTAGTAGAAGAAAAGCACCATGAAGAAAAAAAGAAAGGTGCTCTGGGTAAATTAAAAGATGCCATTCTACCTGATGCAGAGGAACAGGCCGCAATCATCAGTACCATGGTGAGAATTGGGGTTCTTGTGTGGTCCGGAGGAATTTTGACTTTAAATTATGTTACAATTCCAGGATTGGTACAGCAGAAAATAGATCCGACATTTATAGCTTCAGTTTTTACGGGAGTTTTAGCTAGCTTCGGAATTCAGACTGCTTCTAAGAAAGGTGACGGTACTATGAAGATGAATGGTAACGGTAACGCTGGTGGGAGTGGTCCTAATGGTCAAATATCTAAACAGGATATGGAGAAGTTGATTGAGAAAGCATCTCAAGCAGCACCCGTACAGACTATTAGATTAGAACAAGCACCTTTGGTAATTAATCCAGGTCAACAACAGAAACCACCAACAGTATAATTGAGGAGATTGTTATGAACAATAAGTGGAAGTGGATATCAATCGGGACAGTGGGAAGTTTATTCGCACTGTCTCATATTGGTATGATAGGAATGATTTCTAGACAGAGTAAACTTCCTCAACTTAATCTTCCTGTAGGAGAATATACTTCTTACAGTGTAAGAGCAGGTAAGGATGGTTATGCAATTAACTATCGTGCAAACGACCCCTTGATCATGCATGTGGAACGGGATGTAAAAACCAAAGGTGGCTTTCTGGGATTGGGTACTAACACAGTTAAAACCAAAGAGCAATACACAGTCGGTAGTAAGACACATCATGGTGGACCGGTATCGAACCATAACACCTGGATCGATCCGTCAGCACAAGGAAAAAAGCTCAGTGATAAAACCATCGCTTGTATCGAAGCAAGAGGAGGTGGTAAGTCCACGGGAAAGATTGTCGGGGGTAGCGTTGGTGCTGCTGCTGGTAGCTCCCTTAGTGGTATTCCCTTTGTTGGGTGGGTTCTTACAGGTGCTGCTACGATGATCGGTATGGATGCTGGTTCTGATATTGGTGGTAGTATGGCAGAGACGTATGCAGGATGCATAGATGAAGAAAATTCTTAGGTTAATTAGAAGATGGTTGGATTTATCACACACAGAACCCTGGAGGAAAACTAATGGGACTACCAGACAAGGCACAAAAAGTATTCGATAAAGCAGTCGAATGGGATAAGAAATTAATTAAAAAATGTCAAGAAAAGTTTGGATTGACAGACTATCAAGTGGTCTGTATTTCATTCGCCAAGGGATTTATTATTGGCGCGATCTTGTTGTAATGAAGAGATCATATAAATGGTCTGCTTATATTTTATTACCGTCTAATAGATTGCAAAAGGTGGAGTGGTTATGTGAATCTAATTTAAAACAAGATGCAGAGGCGAGATGTAAGTCTTTGTTTGGTGTAACCGATGTAAGACAAATGGTAAGAGAATGGAGTTAAATCATTCTATAGAAATCATTTTTATATTAGTGGGATTGTTGTCCCTTCAAGTATTAATTAATCCTCATGGAACTAAACGAGAGTAACGTAATAGAAGTTCTTAATGAACTCCTTCCATACATTGAAGCAGATGGTGGATGGTTAGAATTTGTTGAGATAGATCGTCACCTTGACGAACAGACGAGAATGTATTATGGTGTCAAGGAAGGTGAAGGTGGCATTGTAAAGGTTAGACTAGGCGGTGCTTGTTCTAGTTGTGCAATGAGTGCTGTAACTTTGAAGCAGGGGATAGAAAAGAAGTTGATGATGGAAATCCCCGATGTAGTAGGCGTTATTCAGGTACTTTAAAATGGCTTGGTGGAATGAGTGGTTATGGAGTTCAGATCCACAGTGGGATCCTGATAAAGTAATTTGTACTGTTGATGATGTGGAAGTAGATTGCTTTACTGATAGATTGGAATCAGAAGGATATAAGTATGATAGTGGGAATGATTGGTATGAAAGAACGTGGACTACCAATGAAGGTAAGGAGTCTATTAGAGAGGTATATCAGCAGTTAGAAAATGGTGAATGGAACAAATTGATGATAGGTTATGGTGATCAAGTCTTCTTTGAAGAGAAGGTAGGGAAACCCTAACTCTGTCTTTGAGTCCACACTTAATTAGGTATTTTTTACTACTTTTAGACTAAATATTGGTAGTACGGGATTGAAAGATCATGCCCCTGACTCAACAGAAGCATTACACAGTCGGTTATCACGACACGCACCATCATCATTATGAGATATGTGAGTATGCAATGAGTGCATACGATGCGATACAACACAGTAAAGAGGATGTCTCTTATCTTAGGGAGCATCCTCATTTTATTGACTATTGCAATCTTAATCCAAAAGAGATTGATAATATTTCTCGGTTAATGATGGCTGGTATACCGATGGGGAGATAAAATGAAACATGAAATAATGTGGTGGATGAGTAGACTCACCATCATGGGAGTATCCCTAGCACTCTCAGTTAGATTGGCTGCTGAAGCATATGTATAGTGTAGTACACTCAGTTAATATTATGATTGCTATTCTTATTGTTGCTGTAGGAGTTGTATTATACTACATATTCATGTATGATACTTGGTATCCTAATGAGCAACAAAGTGAAGATAGCAGTATTGGAATCTCAAGTGGAGAGATTGCTGGACAAACAGAAGGAACTCACTGAAAGAGTTCGTGCCAATGAGAAGGTAGTTGCTGCTATTGGTCTCTTAGGATCGATAGCACTTGCTTTTATTGGAGCAGGATATTTCGCACCAAAAGCAGAGGCGTATCCAGAGTATTTGGAACCTCGTACACAGGTAATACCTGGATCATTACCTGAGAGTGCCTCAATGGCTAATCAGTGGATCGATAAAATTAGAGAGTGGGAATGGGAGCAAAAGAAGAAGGATCCTTCTTTTGATATAAATAATGCACTTGCGGAATATTTCAATGGGAGCGATGACCCCACCGAGCAGGAAGAGCTGCTACAACTTCAGAGTGATAAAAGTGGACAAAGTATTGGATGGCGATACGATTGATGTCACTATTGATTTAGGTTTCGATCTATATAAAAAAGAAAGAGTTAGGGTGGCAGGAGTCGATACCCCTGAGAAACGTACAAGAAACCTTGAAGAAAAGGAATTAGGAATCGATGCAACCAACTGGCTCAAGAAGGAACTGGAAGATGTTCTTGCTGGCGATGACGAGCTCATTGTTCGTACTGAGCTTCATGGCGGCGTTGGGAAGTATGGTAGGCTTCTTGGGTGGTTATACGTGGGCGACGAAACAGTGTCTCTCAACGAACAAATGATTACACAAGGATATGCTCATCCTTATGATGGAGGAACCAAGGATATGAACCTTGAGGCACTCCGTGAGATTCGTAGATCACATGGTACACTAATGGAAGGTTAAACAAATGGCAGCATTAACAAAAGGATTTAACGGTGGTCTCTGGGCATTCCGTTTAGTATTCGCAGTAGTAGTAGCAGAACTTGCTATTGTTGGAGGAACTGTAGTTGGATGTTTTGCTGAAGACATCTGTAATGAAGCAGATACTCAAGCAATTAAAGAAACGATGCAAGGATTAGCAACCAAGAGTTTCGCACTCTATGCTGCGGAGAAAGGTATTAAATCCAACAGTAAAAAGGACGAGGAATAATGGATATACAAAAGGTCACCACAGGTGTAACAGCAGCAGCAGTTGTTGGCACCGGTGGTATCGTGGGTGGTGGCCATCTCATTGATCAGCAAACTGGTGGTCCTGAAAAGAGAGCCAAGGCACAGGAAACTGAATTAAGAATGATAGTAAGAGAAGAACTTAAAAATGTATTATGGGAAGCATGGCCAGAGAAAACTGGGGGTGTAAAAGGATTAGAAAAACCAAAACCTAATGCTGATTATAGAGAGACTACACCTCAACGATAATGATTCCTGAGATTCGTATTAATAACATTGGCGTTGGGAACGTTGGTATTGGTGATGTTCAACAAGTTGATGTTGGTGATGTTCAACCGATTGGTATTAGGAGTCCTCAGACAATAAGAGTTGCTGATAATCGTATATGGGTGGTTAATCCTCCTAATGCTACGCAGTTAGATCCTCCTGTGGTAGTACAGGTGGGAACCCCAGTTGTTAATATTGCTGGTTGTGTTGAGGTTCATAAAGAGAATGCGAGAGAAAGAAATAGGAATAAGCAGTTAGTAGATAATGATCCTAAAGGTAATACAGTACTGTGTGATGCAGGAGCTCCAAGTTTTAGAGCACTTGATTATCAATCTAATAGGTTGAAGTGGGAAACTTTTTATGGAGATCCTCCTGATGTAACATCTGGGGTAGATGTAGGTGATCCTCCTCCTACACCTACTCCACAGACTCCTGAACCTCCTAAAACACCTTCAGAGACAAAGGAAGACCCTCCTTGTCCTGGTCCTATGGCACCTCGTATAGGTGATGTAGCACAGAATATGAAAGAGAAGGTTAGTGGGTTTGAGTTGCAAAGGGATCCTAGAAACCCTGATGGGGAAAAGATATGTGTTACTTTATATGAGGATATTGGAGCAGTAGAAGCCTTTCTTCCAACACCTCAAGTGGTTACGACTACGGCAGTGATTGCGACGGTGGCAACTGGATCGGCCCTCCTAGCAAAGCCGCTGGCTGATCTTCTTCTACGGGTGGTGAAGCCTGCCGTGAAAAAGGCCATCGGAACCATCCAGTCGAAACTGGGGAAGTCTCCTTATCGGATGACTCCTCAGGAGATTCGGACGAATGAGTATCGGAAGAAGAAGGGGTTACTGGAGATAAACTTTGCGAAGGAACATGCGAAGAAGGAGAAGAAGAAGAAGGAGAAGAAGAAGGAGGAGGAGAAGAAGAAGAAATAGGATTACCAATAGACATTGGTGTTAAATCATCAGCAGTTCCATTTGCTTGGGGCTGTTGTATTTCTTTTGTATCATTAGTTGTAGTATCTTCACTAAATGTAGGTCTAGGGAAGTCATGACTATGAGGTATGATAGTTCCTGGAGGTGTTGAGACTACTACGTCTGCACAGATAGCAGCATAAGGAGATCGTGGATGGAACATGATGCCCTTTTGCATGAGTTCACCACAATTTTTGAGACGTGCGATCTCAAAATCCAATCTTTTGTTAGCAGTAATTTGTTGCTGTTGTTCTATCTGAGTGGTGGCAGCTTGCTTACAGAGGTTTTGTAATTTTCTATCCAGTGGTAGGGATAGAGTAGCAGAAATTCCGATATTAAAATTATTATTGGCACTCATATCTGTTCGTACTGGTTTATTCCATACAACTTGACCGGGATTGTCAGGTACACCATCAGGACCATCTACTTCCATTTCAATTTGCATATCAGCACCATCCTCCCAGTATCTTTGAGGATTGCCATCATCATCTAGGATAGGATCACCATTTGCGTCTTCTTTAACAGCATCGTTATACCAGTTTTCTTCAATGGGTATTTTATTTCCATCATCATCTAAAAGGTAATCACCCATTGTACCATCAGCATTATTAGGACCTCGTGCATATCCATCATACCAAGGATAGTTCTTTACGGTGACAGTTTGTGTAGTAGTACGTCCTGTAAAGTCATTGTTATTATATTGTGGTTGCATATAATGTCTTTCAAATGGATCTTTCCATGAGTTACTGTACTGAATATATGGGGTAAAGTTAGCAGTAGGACCTTGACAACTTATCTGGTTACCATAAGTGTTAGTTATATAAGGACCTTGTAAAACTTGAATTGCCTGGTTGGTGACTGAGCCAGAACTATTGGCGATAGGATTAGCAGTCGCAGAAACACCGCCGACACTTTCAGCAAGTGCAGCGGTAGGATTAACTATTCCAAGTAGTGCTAATGCTATTGGGTAAAGACGCTGGTTGTATCTGTGACGCTTTCTATGGTGGTTACTCTTTGTATGATCGTCTGGTTGGTCATACCTGGTCCTTGATAACTCTGGGTGAATTGAAAGGCTCCACCAGGTTCGGATATCGTATAACTTCCTGCGCTGTCCATGTCGAGTGAGTCGAAGGAGCTCGTTAAAGTTCCTGTTACTGCGTCGTTTCCACCCGTTGTTCCGGTTGAGGGTGTTATTGATACTGAACTGGCGTTCACGTCGGGATTGATGGGTTGGCCATTGTTCTCTACCCCTACCCCGGTCACTGTGTATTCCCATCCTGTCCTATAGTCAATTGAATTAATAGTCTCCGTCACGGTGGAGGATGTCTCCGTATGGGTAGTCATAGATCCCTGTGTAAAATTAGGGACCACAGGTACTGCCTTCACAGCAGTACCACTACCTAGTAATAACAACAAAAGTATATAGCGTTTCATAACACTATTTTAGTCCACGGTAATCTCGGTGACGAATTGACCTGTAGCCGTTGTGCCAGCCCCACCAGCTGTCACAGTCAAAGCACCTTGCGAAGTGACAGTACCAGCTAGGTTTCCAGCAGATCCAGCAGCAGTAGATAACTGATCAGAGTATGCTGAAACATCTCCGATGTCCGGACCAGTTGTATCAATAGCATCACCTTGGATAAATGAAGTTGTAAAGCTAAATGATTCGCCGGGGTCGTCTTGGGTAACAGAAATAGTACCAGGTCCATAGACACCACTACTTATAGCACCAGCACTAACTGTGTTAGCAGTGGTTCCATCAGTTGTATCCACGTTATTACCAGAGATACTATAAGAGTTTCCCACTCTTTGCATTTGTGTTGCAGCAGCATTAACTTGCAACTGAACACTGGAGGTCATTCTTGATGTAATATCAGCACGAGCCGCAAGGGGTGTAGCTGCCATCACTAACATAATGAAAGGAACTAGTCTTTTCATTTATAATTTGAGATAATATACCTATCGTTATTTAGCAAAACAGATGTTAATATATGTGTACTAGGTGAGTTATGATACCACTCCATGTAGTGGCACATGGGGCTTGCCATTTGCTTAACATTCCTTTATAATAAATAAATCGGGTGAGTATCTGCTCATCATTACTTCCCCCTAACCGAGATCATGGGGTCATAATATCTCTCATCCTACCTTCAGGTTAAAGGGTACTGAAGGATACCTAAGTTCCGCTGACTCCCTATCAGCTCTACTTAAAGTTGGACTCATGACAACTCTTCAAAAAAGAGAGAGTGCTTTATTACAAGGATGGCCACAGTTTTGCGAGTGGGTAACATCAACCGAGAATAGAATCTATGTCGGTTGGTTCGGGGTTCTAATGATCCCATGTTTACTTGCTGC